ATGATAGTTGAATTCTCGGTTGAAAATTTTTGCTCCATCAAAGAGCGTCAAACATTGAGTATGGTTGCTGCAAATTTGAAAAAGTTTGAGGAGCATACGTTTGAGACTCCTGCGATGACACAAGATAAACTTTTAAAAGTTTCAGCTATTTATGGGCCAAATGCATCGGGAAAAACTACGTTAATCCGTGCCTTATCCTTGTTTCAGTCTCTTGTGTGTTTTTCGTTGCGCGATCAGGCAGAGGACGTGGTTGGGTCCTACCTCCCGTTTTCTTTGGATGAAGAGTGGGCTGGGAAGCCGACGTCCTTTCGTTTAGAGTTCGTTTCGAACGAAATGCGCTATGAATATTCTTTCTCATATTGCAAAGAGCGTGTGGTTTGTGAGGCTTTGTATTTTTATCCTTCTCGGAAAGCAAAGCTCTTTGAGCGGTCTGAAGATGGAACAATTACGTTTGGTAATTTAAGGGGAGATAAAAAAATAGTACAAAAGTCAACACGAAGTTACAATTTATTTTTATCTCGAGGCGCTGATGCTGGAAATGAACAGCTGTTAGAGGTGTTTGATTACATTAAGAACAAGATTGTTATCTTTGCGAATGCCAATATTCGGTTCCGCAGCGCAATGAAAAGTACAATAGGTTTGCTGAGGGATGATGTTGACAAACGGTATGAGACGCTAGTTGCCGGGCTACTGTCTGCTGCAGATGTAGGTGTGAAAAACGTCAGCCTAGAGACTCAAGATGTTGAGAAATTTAAGTTTTTAGAAAAACTGCCCGATGAAGTGCGTGAGATGGTAATCGAGAACGAGATGTATGTGCCGTACGGGCATCACGATGTTTACCGCGGAGATGAGGTGGTTGGTGAAAAAAGATTTGATTTGCGTTTCTTCGAATCTGCTGGGACATACAAAATTTTTGAACTTGCAAGTCCTGTCTTGAAAGCTTTGAGCGATGGCTTGGTTCTTGTTGTTGATGAATTGGATAATAGTATTCATACGTTGATTTCAGAGTATATTGTTGAGCTGTTTAATAAAAATGCGCATAATCAAAAAAACGCACAGCTTGTTTTTACGACACACGATGTCGCGCTGCTGACGCCGGAAAACTTTAGGCGCGATCAGGTGTGGTTTTGTAATAAGGACAGGAAGGGGGCGACCGCTATGTATTCATTGGTTGAATTTGAGTCTAGTGCGATTAGGAATGAGACTCGTTTTGATAAATGGTATCTGAATGGCCGTTTTGGTGCCGTGCCCATTTTGCAGAAAGAAAAGTTTGAAAAGTTTATCAAACATAAAGAAGAGGTAGGTTGTGGCGAGGCGTAAGATTGGAAAGCGTAAAACTAAAAAAAGAATTTTTTTGGTGTGCGGCGCTGAGAAGACAGAGCCGAAGTATTTAGAAGACTTGGTGAGAGATTTGTGCTTTCCAGGACGTATGGTTGAGGTGAAAGTTAGGAAAACGAGAAGGGGTGATCCTGTCAGCGTCGTTAAATATGCGATGAAAGTGCGAGAAGATAAACAGGATGATGTTTGGGTCGTCATTGATAAAGATAATTTTGATCAGTTTGATAAAGCTTTTGAGTTGGCAAAGAGAGAAAATATAAAGATAGTATTGTCTTCTGTGTGTTTTGAGTTGTGGATTCTTTTGCATTTTTGTAAAAATGTGCGAGTATATGACGCATGCCATGATATATGCTCCCTGCTACTGCGGGAGCATATTGCAGGATATGCAAAGGAAATGGATGGATTGTATCAATGCGTTAAGTCTCGAATGAAAGATGCTAAAGAAAATGCGCGGCATCTTCGTCGATATAATAATGATGTAAATGGTAGTAAACCTGTGTATGAATATGAATGTTATACAGACGTCGATATCCTTGTGGATGATTTGATGGATTACCGCGCGACGTTAATAAAATGATTTTGGGGTCATTGATTTCCAAAACAACATGATGCCCGGCAGGTTTTATCCTGTCGGGCATCATGTTGTTTTGGGCGAGAAAAGAATTCGCAGGCCTGTCGTTCGGATTGCCTCAGTAACAAGCGGTTGAGTTGAGGGCTGTGTGGATTAGCGCAGTTAGCCTTTGTGCGTTACAGCAACACCCGGTAATCCACCCCCAGCGCATCACTCAGCTTCTTGGCGTTGGCCTTGCCGATGGGGCGCTTGCCGTTTTCCATCTCCGAGATATGGCGGCGGTTGATTCCTGTCTTCTCGGCGAGCTGGGCCTGTGTCAGGCCCTCGCGGTAGCGAGCGCCGGAGAGGAGGGTGCCGGGGTGGCGATTCGGGAAGACCTCGTTCGGGGTGAGCGTGTCGGAGACGTGGCAGCCCATGCGCTCAAGGGTTGCCTTGGCGTGCGTGGTATCCACCCCCGCCGGGCAGACGACGTAAAATGCGGTCTGTTCAGTAGAGAGCTTTTTCGTGAGTGCCGACATATGTCACCTCCACCAGTTTGATTTATCCGTCCACTTCCTGCCACACCGCCACGTAGGTGGGGTTTCCCTTCTTGAGGTGGCCGTGGTGGGTGAGCCGGACCAGCTTGCCATAATTCGGCCAGTTTCCTCTGGTCGGTCCCGCTATCTCGATTTCCGTCACCAGAAGGGCCAAGGCGCTTTGAACGCGTTTGGGCTACTGTCTGATATTCCTCTTTGTCCGTTTCGGAATGACCACCGTCCATGTTATGCGCTACGCCGTCGTTGTTTCCTTGTTTGCGTACTAAAGAATGGTACAAAGTCAAGAGAGCAATTCTGCTTTCGGCGTGCGTGAAGCTGCAGGGCGAGCTTCGCAAGCAGCTGGAATTGGACTTCAGCATGAAGGCCCGCATCTACGATCTGCGGCAGGTGCAGGAATTCCAGACTGTGGTGCTGGAGGAGATCGGGAAGGCGGCACCGGAGGTGCAGCGGCGCATCACCGAGCGGCTGGTGGAGGTCAACGCGGCGAGAAGCGCCCTGGAGTTCAGGGCTGGCTGCGGCATGTGATCGTATGGTCTGGCGGCTCGGGGTTTGGCGAAACCGTGTTACGCGGTGGCGAAATTCTCCCGAAATAACAGGGCGCGCCGAGGAGCGCGGCGGTTGATGCGTACAACATGCCGAATCGCAAGGCGTATTGAGCAATCTCAAAGTTAACTGAATGACCATTATGAGACAATGAGCAGTCCCGGATAGCACGGCCGGGCGCTGATTTTCAGGCGGAATTCGCCGTGGCGCGAGGCGTGCGGACGGCGGAAAGGGCGATGGACGTGGGTAGGCGAGTGGGCAGGTGAGTGGGCGAAGAGGCAGGGCAGGTGTCCGGGCGAAGAGGCGGCGGCGAGGCAGCGGCGGGACGTGGGCAGGCGTGTGTGCGTGCGCGCGGGCGCAGAGGCGACCGGACGGCGACTGGGCGCAGGACGGCGACCCACCCCACCCGAGCGCGCCGGTACCCGCCGCGCCATCCCCCCGGGGGTGATTGTTCGGCGAGGGTGAGGGCCGCTCGGAATTTTTCCCCGGATTTTTCTGGCCATCCCGGACGCAATGCGGCGGAAGGGCCTGCAAACGAGAGTGCCGCCCGTAGGCGGGGGCGGCGAGGGGAGTGGCGATGCGCGGCGGATATGGCGGCAGCAGTCTGCTCGGGGAGTTCACCAGCCGTCTGCAGGAGGCGACGGGGCATCATGATTTCGGCACTCGGCCGGAGAGCGTGGGCCTGTGGGCCGAACGCGGCGGGATTCGGCTGGACCGGGGCCGGTTCACTTTCGAGCGGCACGAGTACCTGCGGGAGCCGTACTCGGATGCGCATCCCCGGCAGGTGGAGATGAAGTGCGCCCAGATGGGCAACAGCGTGAAGGCCATGCTGACCACGTTCTACTGCGCGCGGTTCATGCCCTTCGTCGGCATCCTGTACCTGTTTCCGTCCAAGTCCGGCGTGGGCGACTTCGTGCGTTCGCGCGTGAACCCGCTGGTGGAGGAGAATCCCGACGAGATCGGCGTCCGCATGCGTGACACCGACAGCGTGGGCCTCAAGCGCATGTGCGGGACGAACCTCATCTTCCGTGGCACCAAATCGCCCGAGGGCCTGCGCTCCGACCCCTGCGACATGGTGCTCTACGACGAGTACGATCTCATGCCCGCGGGCGTCGAGGAGGCCGCCAAGGGCCGCCTTGGCCATTCGGATTTCAAGTGGGAGCGCTATCTCTCGAACCCGACCATCCCGGACTACGGCATCGACCGGCTTTTTCAGCTCTCGGACCAGCGCCACTGGCTGGTCACGTGCCCGAAATGCGGCGGCGAGGCGTGCATGGAGGACCATCCGCTCGAGGAAATTCTGTGGGAGACGGGCGACGGCGTCATCCGTCTCTGCCCCGCATGCCGGGACGCGGCGCTGGACGTCACGCGGGGGCGATGGGTGGCGAAGTATCCGAGCGTCACGGAGCTTCGCGGCTACCATTATTCGCAGCTCTTCTCGTCCTTCGTGGATCCGGCGGACATCCTGCATGGCTATCGCACCACGAAGAAGCCAGGGGACTTTTACAACTACGTCCTCGGGCAGCCGTACATCGAGGCCGAGAATCGTCTGTCGCGCGAGCAGATTCTTGCGTTGTGCGGGACGCACGGGGTGGAGCCGTCGGACCGCGGACCGTGCGTGATGGGCGTGGATCAGGGGCGCACGCTGCACGTCGTCGTAGCGCGGCGTTTCCCGGCGAGCGTGGTTTACCTCGGGACCTGCGGCGACTGGGAGGAGTTGGATCGGCTCATGGTCAGCTTCAACGTGGCGTGCTGCGTGGTGGACGCGCAGCCGGAGATGCGTCCGGCCCGCGCCTTTGCCCAGCGGCATCCGGGCAAGGTGTTCTGCTGCTTCTACTCGGAGCAGCAACGCGGCGGGTACGCGTGGAATGAGGGCAAGCAGGTGGTGACGGTCAATCGGACCGAAAGCCTCGACGACTCGCAGCATGTGTTGCTGGAGGGGACCGTGGCGCTGCCGCGGGTGTGCGGGGTGGTGGAGACCTTTGCCGCGCACTGCAACAATCTCGCGAAGAAGCTGGAGGAGCGCGAGGACGGGAGCAGGCGCTACGTCTACGTCAAGCTCTCGCCCGAGGACCATTTCCGCCACGCCATGAACTACATGACCGTGGCCATGCGGCGTTGCGAGGGAAGCTATTATGGCGACTGCGACATGGGGTGAGCGATGCGGCACATGACGCGCAGGGAATCGGCCATGACCGGCGTGTTCTTCGAAGGGGCGGACGGTCGGCGCTATCGGCGGGTGGCGGGCGGTCTGGCGTGGCCCGGACGCGGCAGGCCGGGGTTTCTCGTGGTGGTGGGCGAGGACCTGCACGAGGACGCGGACTTTGGCGTGCGGCACCTGCATCGTCTGGCGGAGAGTGCGCAGTGGCAGGGCGAATCCTTCATGCATCCGGAGCCGCTGCTTCGCTGTGCGCTCGAATTGTCGCGGCAGTGGCTTGTGCCCGTCTGGCATGCTCCACAGTCGATCTTCGAGCGCACAGCGCTTCGCGAGTTGAACGCGCAGCTGGAGCGCGACCGGGGCGCGCGGGTGCGGGTTGTCGCGCCGCCGCACTATTACGACGGCAACGCGCTCGTGCTCTACAACGCCATGGTCCGAAAGCGCGTGGCCACCCAGAAGACGCTCCATTTCGGCGAAAGCCTCATCCCGAATGACCTCGCGACGTTTCCGCCGGACCTCTCCGGAGTGGATTTCGACGACCACCCCCCGGCGGCCGCACTCTTCTGCGCCGTCGCCGCCCTCGACCTCACCCACCCCAGACCAGCAATCCGGCGCGGCAGGTCCGCAGGCCCGGCAGACGCAGTTGGAGGGTACTGATGCAGCAGCCGAGAATGATCTGCGGAAAACGCGAACTCATGAAGTTCTTCGGCATCGGCGAAAAGAAGCTCATGCGCTGGATCCGCGAATACAACTGCCCCGCCTACCCCGACGAACAGGGCCGCTACCGCGCGTGGAGCGGGGATTTGGCGAGCTGGTATCGTTTAACATTTCAAAGGCGGTGAATTGGGAGTGCGTGGGTATCACCTTTGAGAAATTTATGGCCTTTGGTGCTTTTGTGCATTTGTGTCGATAGTGAGTTGTAATTGTGGGGTGCTCTGATTGGTTGCATTAAGCGCGCTCGTTAGATATCTGTTTGTCGTTTTTTGTTTCGATAAGCTACTAAGCGGCATGGAGAAGGCGTAATGAGCGATCAGTTTGGCATGCTTTGTTCGGTTTTAGTGATCACCATTGGATTGCTTGTATTCTTTATTGGTGAGAGGAAAAGATTGAACAAAGCTTTGAAAGAGGCAGAGCAAAAAGTTTCTGTAATATTTGATGAATTGAATTTGGTAAAAAATGAATTAATTGTAAAATCTGAACAGGCATTGGTAGATTGCGAAGAGTTAAAAATCCTACGTAAATATAAGGGGATACTAAGCGCAGAAGCTGAATCTTTGCGCATTAAACGAGAAGCACAGGATGTTTTGAGAGAAGCGAAGGAAAAGTCTTTAAGAATGGTGCAAGAGATTGAATCTGATAAGCAAAAGATTTTATTAGGTGCGAAAGAAGAAGCGGAGCAATCGCGCAATATTTGTCGATCACAACTTGATGATGCGAAAAAACAGATTCAAACCATGCGAAGAGACGCAGAGGTAGATAAAAATAGAATTTTATCAGATGCAGCCGACGAGGCAAAACGGCTACGGGATAAAGGGCAAGGGCAGTTGGATCAGGCTAGGAAAAATGCGCGTCGAATCAATCAAGACGTTGCACTCAAGAAAAAAGAACTACTTGCGGAAACTAGAGCAGAAACGAAGAGATTGCGTGAGGTAGAACAGATACGTCTGGAGCAGGCAGCTGAAACTGCGCGTCGCATCGTCGCCGAGGCCAAAGACGAGGCTGAACGTATAGCAGGAGATGCATACAAGGCGAAAGGCAAGGCCGAAATGTATGCGAAGACTGTGCAGGCCATGCGCAATATGATTAATGGTTATGGCGACGAATACCTTGTGCCGAACCGGAGTGTGCTCGATATCCTTGCTGATGAGTTTGAGTATAAGCAGGCCGGAGAAGAACTGAAGAAAGCACGCAAGCATACACGGGAAATGATTAAACAGGGGCTTGCCGCTACATGTGAGTATGTAGAAAAATATAAGAGAGAAACCGCAATTAGGTTCGTGCTTGATGCCTTTAACGGTAGGGTGGATACTGCACTTTCAAAAGTTCGGCATGATAATCTTGGTAAGCTTAAGCAAGAAATTTTAGACGCATTTAATTTGGTCAACCGCACAGGGGAAGCCTTTCGAAATGCGCGCATTGAACCTCAATATCTTAAAGCGCGCCTTGATGAATTGCGTTGGGCAGTGACGACGCAAGAACTTAAGCTTGAAGCGAATGAAGAGCAACGTCGTATCAACGAAATAATGCGTGAAGAAGAGAAAGCACGACAAGAATATGAAAAAGCAAAGAAGGAGGCAGAGAAAGAAGAAAAAAGTATCATTGGCAAGATGATGAAGACGCAAAAGGCACTCGAACAAGCGAACGAAGAGCAGCGTGAGGTGTTTGAGCAACAGCTGCAAGAGTTGCAGGAAAAGTTGGCAGAGGCGGAAGCCAAGAATGCTCGGGCACTTTCCATGGCTCAACAGACACGGTGTGGTCATGTCTATGTTATCTCGAATATTGGTTCATTCGGTGAAGATATATACAAAATCGGAATGACACGTCGTCTTGAACCTCTTGATCGTGTGCGCGAGCTTGGTGATGCCAGTGTTCCATTCCCATTTGATGTTCACGCCATGCTGTTCAGCGATGATGCTCCGGCACTTGAAAATGCTTTGCACCATGTATTCAAAGCTGAACAGATCAATCTTGTTAATAATCGAAAGGAATTTTTCAAGGTTGGGATAACTCAGATACGAAAGGCTGTTGAGCGGATGGGCGTAGAAGCCCATTGGACTATGCATGCTGAGGCGTCGCAGTATAAAGAATCAGAGGTGTTGCGCAAGGCTTCCTTAAATCCAGAGGAGGTTATCTCGGCAGCATAATCCATTTGTATCAACATTGTTGCGTATTATGGGGCGATCAAATAGAGATACTCGTCAATGTGACCTGATAGGTTATTAGGGTTACTCGGTTAGTCCTCGGACAGATATCCCCCCTTGCGCCTGAAGCGATTATCCGTCATAATCGCTTCAAAATATGAAGCGATTGGAGTGGGGAATGCCTCGGTATATCTGGGAACAGGATGGATGGCCTGATTTGACGTGGGATTCCGGGCAGTTGCTTGGGCCGCTTTCCGAGTGCCGAAGGCGGCAGGGGCGGTTGCAGGCTCGGTTTGAGAGTTCGGGACTGGCGGAGGATCTCAAGGCGCAGGCCGAGACGCTCGAAGAGGACGCCGTTCAGACGGCGGCGATCGAAGGGGAGCGGCTCGACCGGGAAATGGTCCGTTCTTCCGTGGCGACGCATCTGGGATTGGAGCAGGGCGGTCTGCGGCCTGCGGATCGGGCTACGGACGGACTGGTGCAGGTCCTGCTGGACGCGACCAGAAACCACGGCGAACCGCTGACGGCGGAGCGTATCTGCTCTTGGCACGCGGCGTTGTTTCCGACGGGTCAGTCGGGGCTTGGGCGCATCGTGGTCGGGGCGTGGCGACAGGAGCGCATGGAAGTTGTGTCCGGACCGATCAATCGGCCTCGGGTGCATTATGTCGCGCCGCCACCGGAAGCGCTTGAAGCCGAGATGGCATCATTCATTGCGTGGTGGAACGGCAGCAGGACGACCTTGGACGGGGTTCTCCGTGCGGGGCTGGCGCATCTGCGGTTCGTGACCATTCATCCCTTTGATGACGGAAACGGGCGCATCGCCCGTACGCTCACAGACATGGCTCTCGCGCAGGACGAGAATCGCCCATTCAGGCATTACAGCCTTTCCGCGCAGATCATGAGCTGTCGCAAGGACTACTACGAAGTCCTCGAACGGACGCAGAAGAGCGGGTGCGACGTCACCGCGTGGCTTCTCTGGTTCGTCGAACAGGTCGGTTCATCCGTGGACAACGCCGAGCGGACGATGGAGCGGGTTCTGCTCAAGGCCGAGTTCTGGCGTCGGCACGTTTCGACGCCGATGTCGGACCGTCAACGCAAGGTCGTCAACAGGCTGCTGGATGCAGGCCCCGGCGGATTCGAGGGCGGACTCACCAACCGCAAGTACGGCGGCATGACCAAGACCTCGCGGGCAACCGCGTACAGGGAAATTGCCGATCTGGTCGAGAAGGGCGTCCTTGCGCCGCGTGAAGCCGGAGGCCGGAGTGTCGCCTATGATCTGGTGTGGTAACCCCATCGCCGAGAGGCGGTGAGGATTCGCTTCGTCTAGCCGCTGAGTTCGGCATTCCCCCTTTCCCTCCTTTTTTCCCCATTTCCACCTCCCCCACCTAGCCGGTGCGCGTTCTGCGTTCCGGTTGCGATTCCTGAACCATGTCAAGCCCCTATCTGCGCATTCCAGCGTTCTCTGGCGGTCTTCGTCGATAGCCCCCTGAAAACTCCGTGCTAGAAGTCTGGCTGAATGGTCGGCCCGGCTTTTCGCGTGCCGTTGGTGCGTGGGCGGGGTGCGGGGAAAGCTGGCCGGGCTGTACAAGATTCGTCCGCAGGTCGTCCGATTGCGACAGGCCAACGATGTCGAGGTCGCCGCGCACGAGATTGCCCACCACATTCAGGAGCAGGGGCTTATGCCCCTGCCGTCGGTCATGCCGGAGGAGGTGCGGCGGTTGGCCTATGCCGGGGCCACGGATCTAGACAGCGAGGGTTTCGCGGAATTCGTGCGGTTGTGGATCACGAATGAGGCCATGGTGCGGGAGGCCGCTCCGAATTTCTGTCCGCTGTTCGAGCGTAGCCTTGCCGAGCGTCCGGAGCTGATGGATTTGCTCTCGCGCGTTCGGCAGCAGTGGGAGGAATGGCTGGCGCAACCGGACGTGGCAAAGGTCCTGTCCCTTATCGATCATGACGGCGGCAGGCGACGGCGCTGGTTCCCGACGTTCAACGACATCTATACGCAGGTGGTGGACGAGCTGCGTCCGTTCAAGGTGCTGGCCGACATGGCGGCCGAGCGTCGGGGCGGCAGCCTCGCTGCGGAGCGCAATCCGTACCTTCTGGCATGGGCGCTGCGCGGCTGGGTGGGCAAGGCGGAGCATTTCCTCAAGTGGGGCACGTTTCGCATCGGCAGTGAGGGCTACGAGGTGACGGGACCGTCCCTGCGCGAAATCCTGTTGCCCATCGAGCGTCAGGGCCTGCGCCGCCAGTTGGACGCATTTCTCGTGGCCAGACGCGCCCGCACGGATTCTCGGGTGTCCGGCGGATTCAGGAGCATCGTCCCGCAGGAGGTCTGGGGGAATGTCGTCGAGGAAATCGGTGCCGCGCATCCGGACGTGGTCACCGCCGCAGATCAGCTTGGCGGGTACTGCGACGCGCTGTTGGAACTGCTGGTGGACAGCGGGCGAATTTCCGTGGAGAGCGCGGATTTCATCCGTCGAAACAACCTCTTCTATACGCCGCTGCACCGCGTGGTGGAGCACGAGACGCCATCCGCGGCTGGCACATCGCGTCGGCGTTTCGGGAACCTTTTTTCGCCGGTGAAGCGGCTGCGCGGAAGTTCGCGCGACATCATCCCGCCCACGGAATCCATCCTTCGCAACACCTACGCCTTCATGAACGTCGCCGAGCGCAATCGCGTCGGGACCGCTCTCATCGAACTGACGCGCGTGGAAGGGCTTGGTGGCATGATCGAGGCCAAGCCGCTGCATCTGAAGGTCAACCGCGTCACCACCCGCGAGGCGCTGGACCAGCTGGTGCAGATGCTTTCGGGCATGGGCGGGAAGCTCGGGGATTATGCGGAGGTCGTCGCGTCGCTCGTGGCGGACGTGGCGACCGTGGACCGGGTGCTCACCATCGTGACCGACCCCGCCTTCCTGCGCGAGGAAGGCCTGCCGGGGGTGGAGGCAGTGCTGAAGAAGAACGGCCTGCGTGTCGAGGATCTTCAGCGTCTGGCGACTTTCTTTCAGACTTTCCGGCCGGATTTCCACCGCACGGGGCCGGGCGAGGTCCTCTTCTACCACCGGGGGCGCCCATACCTTGTGGAGCTTGATTCGACGCTTTACCGCGCCGTGCAGGGGCTGAATCCCGAAGCGCCGAGCCTGCTCCTGCGGATTCTCTCGCTTCCTGCGTCCATCCTGCGCGCCGGGGCGACGCTCGCGCCGGAGTTCGCGCTACGCAATCCCGGGCGCGACACCTTCGAGGCCTTCCTCAATTCCGACGAACTGCACGTTCCGTATTTTTCCATGATGCGCGGGTTGTTTCACGTCCTGCGGCGCGACGAGGCCTACAAGCGCTTCTACGCCAGCGGCGGGGCGCACGGGGCGCTTGTATCGCTGGATCGGGATTATCTTTCCAGAAATCTGGAAGACCTGCTGGCCGAGCGGTCGCGCCGGGTGGGGCGTCTGGTCCGGCATCCGCTGGATGTGCTGCGCGCGTTTTCCGAGGCCACGGAGGAGGCGACGCGCGTTGCCGATTTCGAGGCGCGGACCCGGCGCGATCCGAGCGGGGCAGGGCACCTGAAGGCGGCCATCGCTGCGAGGGATCTGACCATCGATTTCTCGCGCGGTGGGGCGAAGACGCTGGCCATGAACATGCTGGTGGCGTTCTGGCGCGCGACGGTGGGCGGTACGGACCGGATGGTGCGGGCCATGCGCTCGAATCCGAAACGCTACGCCGCGCGGGCGTTCATGGGCATCACCCTGCCGAGCATTCTGCTCTGGCTCGCGCAGAAGGACGACCCGGTCTATCAGGAACTCAAGGCGTGGCGGCGGATTCTGTTCTGGAACGTCGTGGTGCGGCCGCAGGGCGCGAAGCCCTATGTGCTGAGCCTACCCAAGCCGCACGCGCCGGGGATTCTGTTCGGGAGTTTCCCGGAAATGGTGCTGGACTGGATGGATCGGGACGATCCTGAGGGGCTGGCCGAGGCTGGCAGGGCGTTTCTGGAAAGCATGTGGCCGGGCATCATGCCCACGGGGTTGACGCCGTTCGTGGAGTGGTGGGCCGGGCGGAACTGGTTTTTCGACCGCCCGACGGTGCCGCGCGGCAAGGAGGAACTGGAGCCGGTGCTGCAGTACGGTGCGCACACGCCGGAGACGCTGAAGCTACTGGCGAGGGCCATGCACGAGGTGCCGGGCCTGCGCGAGATAGGCTCTCCGGCCAAGCTGGACAATCTGGTACGCTCGCTCACGGGCGGGCTGGGGCGGCTGACGCTGGAGGGGCTGGATGCGCTACTTGAGGCGTCCGGCGTGGCGGACATCCCGCCCGAGCCGCGCCGCAGCTGGCAGGACATCCCCGGAATCCGAGGGCTGGTGCGTGAGTTTCCGGCGTCGGGATCGCGGTCGATGGAGGTCTTTTATCGGCATTACAACCAGCGGAGGCGAACGATCGAAAGCGCCAAACAGCGCGCCGGGCTATGCGGAAGCGGCGTGCGGGTGGCGATGCCCGCCGACCTGCAGACCATGGACAGGGCCGCGCGAGCCTTGACGCTCCTGCGGCGCATGGCGTGGCGCATCGAGGAGGACCGGAGCGCGTCGCCCGAGGCGAAGCGTGAGGCGCTCGACGCCATCCATATCCAGATGATCAACATCGCCCGCGAGGGCATCGGCAAGCCGCCGATCAGGGAGAATGCCCATGGGACGCAGGATAATACGCCCAACCCTTCCCCTCGACTTCGGCCCCGGAGTCCCGAGGGAGAAACGCCTTGAACTCTGGATGCGCGACCACGGCCTGACCTTTAAGGACATCGCCGCCCAACTCGGCGTCCATCACACTTGGCCCGGCAAGGTCCTCGTCGCCAAAACGGAAAAGCTGACGCCGGAACGACGGCGTCAGCTCGTGGAAATCGTGGGACTGCCGGAGGAGTTGGTGTGAGGGGGGCCTAGTAGCTCACGTTTAGCTTGCCTCATAACTTTGCAGTAGTAGCGGCTTTGCGTGTGCGATGTCTTCTTCGTTGCGGATAGTTATTTCCATTGAGCCGGTTCCGAAATGCCCGATTTTGCTTACGTCACGAAGGAAACCGGGTTGTTCAGGATGCGCCTCTGGGACAAGGTTGACGTAGACAAGGAGACATTTTTTTTGCGGGCGAAGTTCCACGCAGGCGAAATTTTTGATGCGAGTGAAAGCGAAGTAGAATTTGAGCGTGCGGGATTGTATGTCGTCGCCAATGCTGAGGAGATAGCTCTCAAGTGCAGAGTAGAGTGCTTGTAATTCGGGTGTGGACTCTTCGAGAATTTGTGTCACATGTTTGTAGATGTGCTTTTTCCCACTCGAGGCTTCATCGTGGCTCTTGCCGGTCGATATGTATTCTGATGGTGATGCAGTAGTCGCATTTACCATTTCAAGCAGTAAGAAGCCTTCATGATAATGGCGGTAGCGGATGAGCTCGATGTTTCTGTTGATCTGTTCAACTGCGTGTTCGTCATAGCGCGTGAAATCTCGAGCGATGCATATGAGTCGAGGTGAAGACCATTCAATGCCTTCGGCTTTATCTTTGCTAAGATTCCGGTGAACCAGAAGTTCAAATTCCGCCTTATGATCCATAAGCCAATCGAGATAGAATAAACCCTGATTTATTACATTCTCGTTCATGCTTCGTTTGTATTCTATGATGACGGGACATCCGTTTTCATCAATTCCGAGCGAGTCGATGCGCCCGCGCGTCTTGAGTCCTGTTGAGTACTCCGTTGCAAGAAAAAATATGCCTAGAAACGTCACCATGTTGCGTTCAATGATGGTTTGAAGACGCTTTTCTATGTCCACACTTCGTGCTTCTAAGGCTGTTGCTGTCTGATCGCTGACTTGAAAAAGTTTAATATCGCTCATGGAATGAACCTGTATGTTGATAATGGATTTGTACGGTTCAATTGTCTTTTTTATTTTTGGATGACACTATACATTCGTGTATGCAATGGAATAAATGACGATTCTTAAGGTGCAAACTTGTGCGTTAGGTAAAGGCGGTCAACACCGGTAATAGATCTGATAGAAAACAGACAAAACAAAGTGGATGGTTGTGCTTAAGCTTCCGTCGTGTTTTGAATCTGTTGGCGAATGAAAAAGTTTGTACATCCAAATGCGGCATTATGACCCATGGCGATGCAGCTATGACGATTTGGATCCTGGAGTTGACTCTTATTTTGTTTCGCTTGGTGAAAGCTTCCATTCACGATTATTCTTGTCGGCAGGCTGCAAAATGCCTTTGTTACGCAGCTGCTGTCCGGCCCACCGAACGTCATATTGCCAAGTATAAAACAGGTTTCCGGACGATTGGAGTTCATTTTTGTGATTGTCCCAGATATACTTACAGATATCTAAGATAAAAGCCTTTCTGTTCAGAGCTTCTAAAGCTTCGATAATGAGTTTTTGTAAATCGTGTCGAGTCATGGCGCATCTCTTGTAATATGCCAATTTTATGAAGTATTTTGATTATAGAATATGCGCCGAATGTATGCCAGTCAATCTTTTAGATTATGACGAATCCAGTGATCCTGCCACACAAAAGTGAAACACCAGTTGAACCACTATCCTGACAAGCAAACAGGAGCAGTGGATGAGCAGGAATCGCAGGACGTACGATGCGGAGTTCAAGCGGAATGCCGTTCGGATGGTCGAGGAATCGGGACGGGCGGTAGCTCGGATTGCGCTGCCAGACCTATCGCCGATTCGTCGTGACGACGGACTCGAAACATGCCGACCAGATTGCTCCCAAACTGCTCAATCGAGAATTCACAGTATCCGCCCCCAACACCGCTTGGGTCACAGATATCACCTATCTCAAGGTCGGCCGGAAAAGGCATTATCTCACGGTTTTCATCGACCTGTTCTCGCGCATTATCGTTGGGTGGGATTTGAGCGATTCGCTCGAAAGACATTCGGCCATAAGGGCTTTTCACAAGGCCCTTGCGCGAAGGAAGCCGTCACCCGGCCTTCTGGTCTACAGTGACAGGGGAATTCAGTTCGCCAGCTACGATTTTCGAGCGGAACTGAAACGGCATGGCTGCGTCCAGAGCATGAGCCGTAAAGGGAATTGCTGGGACAACGCCGTGGCAGAATCGTTCTTCCACACTCTCAAGACCCAATTCATCCTACATCGGCGGTTTTCAGGCCGTCTTGAGGCGGAACTGGCGCTGTTTTAATAAATCGAGGCCTACTACAACCGAAGGCGGAGACATTCCTCAAATGGCTGGATGTCCCTGCCGAATTCGAGAAACAACACGTTATGAAGGAAGTGGCTTAACTGGTGGTCCACTTTTGTGTGGCAGGATCAGGATATCAAGCCGACAATGAGGTATATTCATCTCCTGCCAGATGCCGGCGGGAAAGCCGCCGCAATAATTGTAGCAAGCATACTTTAATAGGAAAGCTAGTTGCCATTCTAAGCAAAAGGACATATCTCCATCATAATTTTTCAACAGCAATACTTCGCATAGGAGACACCAATGGGAGATACTATTAACATCTTAGCCGATTCGTTAGATGAACTGGCGGAAGCCATTGAATCTACAAATTCCAACGGACACACTTTCATCGAAAAACACGGGTGGAATCAACCCGCAATCAACGCAAAAGAATTGCAGAGTCTTGTTTTGGAGTTCAGGAGGAAAGTCGACGAATGCCAAAACAGCATTAACGAAAATGTGGATAATGAAGTTATCCAAGAAGCAGCTAGACGATTCGATCTCATAAGACAGCAGTCCATACCTCAAATAAACTCGAACCCGGTTCCTATTATATTATCAATACAGACCACAATTGGCTACTACACGACGATAATGATCCCACAATATCCATGGGAAATAGACGACGGTAAATACCTTCCAACAAAGATACGAAACAGACTTCGGTCTATTCAGGCAGACATAAATGACATTGCCCCAAAAAAGGAACGCCTCAAGGAACAAATACTTCTTATTAGCGAGGCAACAGAATCCGCAGAAAACATTCCAACAAGCCTGCAAGACCTCAGAGAGGCACAGGAAGAAATAAAGAAAATCAACAAGCGATGCGTCGAACTACTTGCAGAAGTAACGGAAAAAACAAATCAAGTTGAAAAAAAGCACGAAACTGTTTGCAACTGCGAAGAAAAAACAAATGCAATTGTCGAAAAGTGCGAAGAAGCATACATGATCACAACAACAAAGGGACTTGCAGCAGCATTTGATCAACGCGCAACAGAGTTGATGAGATCGATGAGATGGTGGGTTGGAGGTCTTGTATGCTCCCTTGCAACAGCAGTAATTATCGGAAAAAACAGATTCGACACACTTCAACCGATACTAGACGCTCCTAATCCAAGCTGGGGCACAGTCTGGATGCATGTTATCCTTTCAATAATAGGAGTAGGCGCTCCAATTTGGCTAGCATGGCTATCAACCAAGCAGATCGGCCAACGATTCAAGGTTGCAGAAGACTATGCATTCAAGGCCTCTACAGCAAAAGCATACGAAGGATACAGGAAGGAAGCCGTCAACCTCGATAAAGATTTCTATTCTAGATTATTCAATGCAGCATTAACTCGCCTTGAAGAGGCCCCATTGCGATTAATCGAAACTGCCGTCCACGGAAGCCCAATGCAAGAATTCATTGATTCGAAAGGATTCAAAAATTTATTAGACAAGGGATCAGAATTCACCAACAGCATCAAAGCAAGCATAGACAAGGCGTCATCCTCCTTAGAAAATTTCACCAAAAAACCCAAGGACGGCTCCGAGTAGCATTCACCTTGCGCCTATCGGGATATGGCCCATGTCGACTATGGCCTTGTCGTCACTCCCTGCTTCAACAAGGCTTGAAAGGCTAGACCACCTCGACTAGCCGATGTCAGCCACACCTACGACAGAACCGTAGCCGACTTGGGACTCAACGAAGGTGTCAACGACAGCGCAGACAAAGTGATCCTGTTACTGATCCTGCCACACAAAAGTGGACCACCAGTTAAGCCACTTCCATCATAACGAGCTGTTTCTCGAATTCGGCAGGCGACATCCAGCCATTTAAGGAATATCTTCGCCTTCGGTTGTAGTAGGCCTCGATGTATTGAAACAGCGCCAGTTCCGTCTCAAGACGCTCTGAAAACCGCCGATGTCGGATGAAGTGGGTCTTAAGGGTGTGGAAGAAGGATTCTGCCACGGCGTTGTCCCAGCAATTCCCTTTGCGGCACATGCTCTGGACGCAGCCGTGCCGTTTCAGTTCCGCTCGAAAATCGTAGCTGGCGAACTGAATTCCCCTGTCACTGTGGACCAGAAGGCCGGGTGACAGCTTCCTTCGCGCAAGGGCCTTGTGAAAAGCCCTTATGGCCGGATGTCTTTCGAGCGAATCGCTCAAATCCCACCCAACGATAATGCGCGAGAACAGGTCGATGAAAACCGTGAGATAATGCCATTTCCGGCCGACCTTGAGATAGGTGATATCTGTGACCCAAGCGGTGTTGGGGGCGGATACCGTGAAGTCTCGATTGAGCAGATTGGGAGCAATCGGTTCGGCATGCTTCGAGTCCGTCGTCACGACGAATCGGCGAGAGGTCTGGCAGCGCAATCCGAGCTGCCGCATGTGCCGAGCAACCCGCTGCCGATTTACATGCCGGAATTCGGTCTCGGCACGCAGATCGGCAGTGATCATGGGACTGCCGACGCATCCCGAATGCTCTTCGTAGAGTTGGAAAATTCGATGACGCAGCCGTGTCGTCTCGGCGGTCCGTCGTGACGGCCTGCGGCCTATCCATGCATAATATCCGCTCTTGGAAACCTTGAGCGCGTGGCACATCCTCTTCACCGAAAACTGCGAGCGGTGGTCCCTGATGAAACAGAATTTCATTTTGGTGCCTTGCTGAATATGGCCAATGCTTTTTTTAATATATCCCGGTCAAGTTCGGCATCCTTGAGCTGCTTTTCAAGTTTCCGAATCCTGCGCTGCTCATCCGTGAGGGCCTCCTTGCCCTGGCCTGGAAATGCGACTTGCCCTTGACCGAGCATCTCACGCCGCCAGCGATAGATGAGATCCACTCCAATCCCTAGGCTCTGCGCAACCTCGGACGCCGCCCGTCCTGATTCCTCGACCATCCGAACGGCATTCCGCTTGAACTCCGCATCGTACGTCCTGCGATTCCTGCTCATCCACTTCTCCTGTTTGCTCGTCAGGATAGTGGCTTAACTTCGTGTCCACAACTCCGTAGCAGGATCAGTATTGCCTCGTCTATTCACGCGGCCAAAAATAATCCCCGACGCTGCCGTCGGGGCGATGAACCTTCAGGTGTCGTTGTCGTGCGGCTGGGAAGCCTTTGTGTTGCGTGGTTCATTTCTGCGTATGGGAAACTGGGAGCTGCATAATTATTCAAACCTGTTTCATGGTCAAGGCGTGTAGCCCTTGATAATCGAGACATGTTTAGAGATGCATGAACGAGGCAGACTCGCCCTCAACATTCAACACGTTTTTAGAATTTGACAGCCAACGGACGCAAAACGTCTCCGACAAGAAATCTATCATCGCGATCCCTGATAATGGCTTGCGGTCGTGTTTTTAGGGCGGGCTGGTGTTGGAGGGGGCGGGGGCTAAGTGGGTTTTTTCGTGGAGGAGCGATGAGCCGTGCGGCGGTTCGGTTTTCTATCGAAAATCCATAGGGTGAAGCGTGAAGTCGGTGGAGTCAGGCGGATATGTTGGCGTGTATTTTTTGCGCGCGGCATCGGCGTTTTCCACCTAGTCGTACGCTGGATGTCGAATGCAGCGCGAAAAAGGTGTGGACGCGAGACGAATGTGATTCGCCTCGCGTCCGATGTTGAGCGTCCGTTGTGATTTCGCAGTGTTACAGATGGTCGCGATGGTGTTGACTCGGTGTAGGATTCACTGCGAAATGTGTTGTTATTTTGAGCTGTTGCGTGATTTTTGCCAGGTTCGACTCCCTTCCCGGCTACCACTGATATTACAAGGGTTTACAGCAACAAAACAGGTTGCCGTAGACCCTTTTGTTTTGCCCAAAATTCATTCCAGGCCCACCGTAATTTGCGCGTTGGTCCGCGTTTGTTGTTTGGCCCCCGTTGAAATCCCCGAAAGGGCGATGCGCGAGGTGTTTCACGGCGGGATGCCCCCGTTGTGGAACTGGATGCAATCATGCTGCGGTCCGGGATTATTGGCATTGATCGCTAGGCCGCATCGGCGTACACGGGATGACGATTTCATTCCGGGTGCTGCCCGTTTTTTGGAGGGAGATTCATGTTCGCGTCTCGAATCGCACTGTTGGCGCTCTTTTTCGCTTTTGTCCTTCTCTGTGGATGTGGCGGGCGTGCCGTTTCGACATCCGGGCCGTTCGGTTCCGCGACGTTGCTTCACGCTCTGTGGGACGACGCGCAATTGGCGGGGAGCGAGGGCGATCTGCGGCGCGTTGCACTTGATCAGCCCGATTTGACCCCGCCGTTACGCACGCAGCCGCTTCGCGTCCTGCCGCCTGTGCCGTCGGTGCAGCAGCACGTTATTCGGCGGGTGGAGCCTGTGGATGGGCGCAAGGTCGTGGCGCTGACCTTCGATCTGTGCGAGCGGGCAGTTCACAGAACGGGCTATCAGAAGGACGTGGTCAATTTTCTGCGCGCGTCTGGTGTGAAGGCGACGTTTTTCGCCGGGGGCAAGTGGATGCGTTCCCATCCCGAGAAGACGATGCAGCTTATGGCGGATTCGCTGTTCGAGCTGGGCAACCACGCGTGGACACACGGGAATCTGGCCATCATGGATGAGGCCGAGGTGCGCCAGCAGATGGACTGGACGCAGGCCCAGTATGAATTGCTGTACGAAGCGTTGCAGACGCGGGCCGATGCGCAGGGGCTGAGTGATGAATTTTGCCACGTCCCGGCATCGATTCGGGTGATGCGTCTGCCGTACGGGCGTGGCGACGTGCGGACGGGAGCCATCCTCGCAGCCATGGGCTTGCCCATGATCCAGTGGTCCGTGACTGGCGAGTACGATGAGCGTGAGCGCACCATCGAGCAGCTTGTGGCGTGGAATCTGGAGCAGATTCGACCGGGTGCGATCGTTTTGATGCACGCCAACACCGTGCCGCAGAAGACGAATGATCTGGTGCGCAGGCTGGTTCCGGAATTGCGCAGGCGCGGCTACGAGTTCGTCACGGTCAGTGAGCTTCTGGCGCTGGGCACCGCCGTGACGGTGACCGACGGCTATTTCGAGCATCCTGGTGACAATCTGGACCTCGATGGGTTGTTCGAGGGCAAGGGGACGCTTGGGCGTGCGAAGTAGCGCCATGTGATGGCAGAGCGGAGTTGGAGATAGTTCATCTTCTGACTTCAATATTTGAATTTTGTTCTTGGTATGTTGCAGGGGTGCGGTGCCGCGATATGGCACCGCGCCCTTTTGTTTGTGCCTTGTTATAGTATAATAGCGCTTTTCTTTGGGCGGCGTATCCGTCGAACCATTCCGCAAGCCGGGCTGAGTGATCAGCCCGGCTTTTTTGTGTTGTGGGATTGCTGTGCGACGAGAAGAGGATTTGCCATCTGGCACATGTGACACGAGGCGTGTCCGTTTGCTGCTACTCACATCGTGTCGCAACGATGAAGGGCTGCAGAGGCCATGGGTTGTGATTCGTTTCGAATGCGGCAGTCGTGCCGCGTGATTCGTGAAGAAATGGAGAACGCAATGTCCGGCAATGGATGCGAAGAGAATGTGATTTCGATCGTGCACGACGCGGTTGTCGAGGCCTTTGCCGCTTCGTTTCCTGACGTGACGGTCGTTTCCAATTCCGATGGCGGGGAGACCGTCGCAATGCCCGTGATTTGGTTGAATCTCGTGAAGGTGTCTCGGGGCGTCGTGATTGGCGACTGCGGGGGGCATCTTCCGCTTCGTTGCGGATGGGTGGCTCGGGTGAAGGTCGCTTCGCGTACTCCGGAGGATATTTTGCGACTCCGGTCGCTCGTTTCGCGGGTGCTCACGTTCGTGGACGGCAATCGGTTCGGTGTCGCCGGGAATCCCGCGACATTTCAGCTTGCGGAGCAGGCGTCTGACGTCGCGGATGGATGCGGCTGGCGCGTGGAGTTCGAGCAGGTGGTGTTCGTTGGGGCGTCTGTGTGGGACGGCGAGGGTGTGGTGCCCTCGGAGGTGCGGGTGTCGCACTCGCCGCTCATCGGCGCGGCGCACGAGGACAAGTACGTGGAGGTCACCGATGGATTTCCGGGCATCTGACATGGAGCGGCGGCTGGCGTCGCTCATCCGCTTCGGCACGGTGGCCGAGGCGGACTATGGTGCGGCCCGCGTGCGCGTGGCCATGGGCGGGGCCGTCTCGGACTGGCTACCGTGGCTGACCCTTCGCGCCGGGAACGACCGCACGTGGTGGGCACCGGAGGTGGGCGAGCAGGTGCTCGTGCTGTCGCCTTCTGGCGAACCCGCGCAGGGCGTGGTGTTGGGCAGCATCTTTCAGGCCGCGCACCCCGCGCCCGCCGTGGTGCCCACGGTGGACCGCCGGGTGTACGCGGACGGCGCGGTCATCGAGTACGACCGCGAGGCGCACCGCCTGCACGCCCTTGTTCCGGGCGATGTGGTGGCCGAGGTTTCGCGCGATGTGAACGTGCGCGCCGGTGGCCGCATCAGCGCAACGGCCGGGGCGGGCGTGGAGATCACCGCCCCGCGCATCACCTTGAACGGCGTCATCTTCCTCAACGGTCCGTTGACGCAGGGCGGCGGCTCTGGCGGCGGCAGCGCCATCTTCAACGCCGCGCTGCACGCCAAGGGCGACATCACCACCGATGCCGATGTGACGGCTGCCGTGTCCCTCAACGGGCACGTGCATCCCTGCCCGCACGGTGGCGAGACCGGAGGGCCGAAGTGATGCGCGGCATGAACGCGACCACGGGCCGGGAGTTGTCCGGCATTGAGCATCTGCGGCAGTCCGTGCGCGACATCCTGACCACGCCCATCGGCTCGCGCGTGATGCGGCGGGATTACGGCTCGCGGCTGTTCGAGCTGGTGGATGCGCCACTGAACGGCGCAACGCTGGTGGAACTCTACGCCGCCACGGCCGAGGCCCTCGCGCGGTGGGAGCCGCGCTTCCGGCTGACCCGCGTGAGCGCCGAAGCCACAGGGGCCGGGCATGTGAGCCTCGATCTGGTGGGCACCTACCTGCCGGACGGACGTGAGATCAGCATGGAGGGGATCATCGTATGAGTGGTTTTTCGGACATTGATCTGTCGCGGTTACCCGCGCCCCGCGTGGTGGAGACACTGTCTTTCGAGAGGGTGCTCGCCGCGATGCGCGCGGACCTCGTGTCTCGCGATCCTGCCTACACGGCACTTTTGGAATCCGACCCCGCGCTCAAGGTGTTGGAGGTGGCGGCCTATCGCGAGGTGCTTCTGCGCCAGCGCGTGAACGATGCGGCCCGGGCCGTGATGCTGGCCCACGCCGTGGGGAGCGATCTGGACAACCTTGCGGCGCTGGTGCCGCTGACGCGGCGGGTGGTGGACCCCGGTGATCCGGATGCGCTGCCGCCCGTGCCGCCGACCATGGAGAGCGATGCGGAGTTTCGCCGCCGGGTGCAGCTTGCACCCGAGGGCTTCAGCACGGCGGGGCCGGACGGGGCCTACCTGTTCCATGCCCTGAACGTGCCGGGAGTGAAGGACGCCGCAGTGTCCAGCCCTGCGCCGGGCGAGGTGCTGGTGCATGTGCTTGGTCTGGGCGGGAACGGTACGCCCGACGAGGTTACGCTGGGCGCGGTGCGCGCCGCCCTCTCGGCTGCAGAGACGCGGCCTTTCACGGACCATGTGGAGGTGCGTGCGGCGGAGATCGTTTCCTACGAGGTGCGGGCCACGCTCTATGTGCAGCCGGGGCCGAGTTTCGAGGCCGTGAAGGTGGTGGCTGGCCGGACCTTGGCTGCCACGGCAGCGGCCAGTCACGTACTGGGCGCGGGCATGGCGTTGTCCAAACTCTATGCAGCGTTGCAGGTGGAGGGCGTAGCTCGTGTGAAGCTTGTCGCTCCGGCGGCGGATGTTGCGTGCCTGCCGCATCAGGCTGCGCACTGCGCGGGCGTGACGCTGGAGGTGGCCCTTGTCTAGGAGCCTTTTGCCGCCGAGTGCGTCGGCCCTGGAGCGGGCGCTGGCCGAGGGGGTGGCGCGGCTGTCCGCCGTGCCCGTGCCTCTGCGTGAGGTGTGGAGTCCCGGAGACTGTCCGGCGGAGCTTTTGCCATGGCTGGCGTGGGCGCTGTCCGTGGATGCGTGGGATGCCGCGTGGAGCGAGGAGCAGAAGCGCGAGGTCGTTCGCGCCGCCGTGTGGGTGCATCGGCACAAGGGCACGCGCGGAGCCGTGGACCGGGCCGTGGGCTCGCTGGGCTACCGTGTGCGCATCCGCGAGTGGTGGGAGGCCGAGCCAGCCGGGCAGCCGTTCACCTTTTCCATCGAGATCGAGGTGGACGACCGGGGCGTGGACGCCGCGCTGTACGGCTCGCTGACGCGGGTGGTCGCCGCCGCCAAGAATACGCGGTCGCATTTTGCTGGGTTCACCGTGGCGAGCAAGGTGCGTGGGGAGGTGTGCGCGGGAGTTGCCTTGCAGACCGGCGCGGTGCTTCGCGTTGTGCCGTGGCAGGCCGAGAACATCTCCGAGACCGGTGCCGTGTGGGCTGGATGTGCGTTGCAGAACTTTTCAAGCGTAACCGTCAACCCCTAGCGAGGGAGCAATGGCCAAGGAATTCTTTGTCATACTCACTGATATTGGTCGGGCCAAGCTGGCGAATGCCGTTGCGCTCGGCCAGAGCATCACGCTCACGCACATGGCCGTGGGCGACGGCGGCGGCGAGAGCGTGACGCCGGATGCGGTGCGCACGGCCCTCGTGCGTGAGGTGTACCGGGCGCAGCTCAACACACTTGAGACTGACCCGGACAATCCCAACTACATCGTGGGCGAACTGGTTATTCCGTCTGAGGTGGGCGGCTGGACCATTCGCGAGGCGGGCGTCATCGACAGCGACGGCAACCTGTTCGCCGTGGGCAACCTGCCCGCGTCCTACAAGCCGAAGCTCGATGAGGGCAGCGCGGCGGAGCTGCGCGTGCGCCTTGTCATGGAGGTGGGTAGCGCTGCGTCCGTGACGCTCAAGGTGGACCCCACGGTGGTGCTGGCCAGCCGTGAGTACGCCGAGCGTATGGCGACCACGGCCGTGACTGCGCACAATCGCGATTCGCAGGCGCATCCGGACATTAGGCAGACGCTGGCCAAGAAGGCCGAGCAGACGGACCTTGCCGCCCACACGGGGAGCAAGTCGAACCCTCACTCCGTGACCGCCGCGCAGGTGGGTGCGGTGCCGAAGGCCGGGGGAAGTTTTGACGGGGGTGTGGATGCCGACACGTTAAGGGCTCGACATGGGCTGACGGTGAGTGGCGGCTATGTCACATGGAATAGTTACAGTTCCTCGCATGGAGAGGGGGATGTTCGGGGGTACTACAGCCCAAAGTATGGAAAGCTTGATCTAACTGCAAGAGATACGCAGGGGCAGACGCTCCCGCTGGATATCACCCTGAACGGGCACAAGGTTTGGCATCACGGCAATGACGGGTCGGGGAGCGGCTTGGATGCAGATACGCTCGATGGGCACGATGCAAGCGATTTTGCGTGGAAAGCCAGCGAGGTTCCGGTGGGGGCGATCATCGCCGTGGCGACGGCTACTGCGCCCAAGCATCACCTCAAGTGCAACGGCGCGGCGGTCGGGCGTACGACATATGCGAACCTGTTTGCGGCCATTGGCACGCGCTTCGGCGCAGGCGACGGCTCCACCACGTTCAACCTGCCGGACCTGCGCGGCGAATTCGTGCGCGGTTGGGACGACGGGCGCGGTGTGGATGCCGGGCGTGCGCTGGGGAGTGCGCAGGGGGATGAAATCAAAGCGCATGACCACCAACAGCGTATAGCTTTTAGTGGAGATAGTACTTCGTGCGCAAGAGATGGCGGTCATTTGCCGGGGGCATTTGGTGGCACGACATCAATGACCGGCGGTCCAGAAACCCGCCCCCGCAACGTCGCGCTCATGTACTGCATTAAATACTAGGAGTCATCACGCATGATCATCCATCACTATCATCCGGTCAGCGGCGTGTATCTGGGGCAGGGCGAGGCGGACGAGAGCCCGCTGGAACCCGGCGTGTATCTCATCCCCGCGCATGCGACCGAGGCCGCACCGCCCGTGTGTGCCGAGGACGAGATCGCCCGCTGGAGCGGCGAGGCGTGGACCGTGGTCCCGGACCTGCGCGGTGCCGCGTACTGGACCAGCCCCCGCGAGCGCCACGAGATCACCGACATCGGCGATACCATCCCCGAGGGCGCGACCATAGCCCCGCCGCCCAGCGAGTATCACGCATGGGACGGCATGCAGTGGGTGGAGGACGCCGAGGCGCGCGGCGCGCAGCTCGCCGCCACCATCCGCGCCGAGCGCGACCGCCGCATGCGCGAGGTCTACGACCCTGCGGCCATGCAGCTCCTGCGGCATCGTCGAGCCGTTGTCGCCAGCGGAGGCGACACCACGGACATCGACGCCCAGCTTACCGCGTGGGACGTCTATGCCTCCGCGTTGGAGACTATCCCCGAGCAGTCCAAATTTCCCGAAAGTGTCGAATGGCCTGTTGAACCTGCAACCGAAACCGCAACACACGAGGTTTGATCAATGTCTGAACAGTTTCTGCATGGCGTGGAAGTCATCGAGATCGATGCCGGTCCGCGTCCCATTCGCACGGTGAAGAGTTCCGTCATCGGCATTGTGGGCACGGCTCCGGACGCCGATGCTAGCGTCTTTCCCCTGAACGTCCCGGTGCTTGTAGCGGGTAACCGGCGCGAGGCCGCAAAGCTCGACACCACCGGCGCGGGCAAGGGCACGCTGCCCGTCGCGCTGGACGGCATTCTGGACCAGTGCGGGGCCATGGTCGTCGTGATTCGTGTGGACGAGGGGGCCGATGAGGCCGCCACCATGACGGCGATTGTCGGCGGCGTGGACGCGACCACCGGCCAGTACACCGGCGTGCAGGCACTTCTGGCCAGCCAGTCCGTTCTCGGCTTCACCCCGCGCATCCTCGTCGCCCCGGGCTTCACGCACCAGCGCGCCGAGGACCCGGCGAACCCCGGCAAGCACCTCAAGAATCCCGTGGTGGCGGAGCTGGAAGGCATTGCCGAACGGCTGCGCGCGGTGGTCATCGCCGACGGCCCGAATACCAACGACGCCGACGCCATCGCCGCCATTGGCGACAGCGGCACGGCCCGCGTGTTTATGGTGGACCCGTGGGTGAAGGTGTTCCGCGACGGCGCGTACCACGACGAGCCCGCCTCGGCCCGCGTGGCAGGCATGATCGCCCGCACGGACAACGACCGTGGCTTCTGGTGGTCGCCCTCCAATCGCGAGGTGCTTGGCGTGTCCGGCACCGCGCGCCCGGTGGACTTCACCCTCGGCGATACGAACTGCCGCGCCAACGCGTTGAACGAGAAGAACGTGGCCACCATCATCAACGAGGGCGGCTATCGCCTGTGGGGCAACCGCACCGGCAGCATCGATCCCAAGTGGTGCTTCCTGTCCGTGCGCCGTACGGCGGACATGATCAACGAGTCCATCCTCGCCGCGCACCTGTGGGCCGTGGATCGCAACATCACCAAGACCTACGTGGAGGACGTGGTGGAAGGCGTGAACGCCTACCTGCGCCACCTCACGGCGGTGGGTGCCATCCTCGGCGGCGAGTGCTGGGCCGACCCTGAACTCAACACCCCGGATCAGGTGCAGCAGGGCAAGGTCTACTTCGACTTCGACTTCACCCCGCCGTACCCGGCCGAGCACGTGACGTTCCGTTCGCATCTGGTCAACGACTACATCGAGGAGGTCTTCAACTGATGCCTGCCAAGGATATTCTGAAGAATTTCGCACTGTTCGTGGATGGTCGCGGCTATGTGGGCGACTGCGAGGAAGTCCAGCCCCCGAGCCTGTCCCTCGTCACCGACGACTTCCGCGCGGGCGGCATGGACGCCCCCGTTGCGCTGGACATGGGCATGGAGAAGCTGGAGGGCACCTTCACCCTCACCCGCCAGTGCGCGGACGTGCTGATGAGCTTCGGCGTGACGCAGAACAGCGGCGTGCAGATCACCGCGCGCGGCGCGCTGGAAAGCCTCGACGGCACGGTGACGCCCGTCACCATCCAGATGCGCGGCTGCGTTGTGAAGATCGAGTCCGGCGCGTGGAAGCCGGGCGAGAAGTCCACGCTGTCCGTGACCGTGGCGCTGACCTACTACAAGCGCGAGCAGGGTGGAAAGGTGCTGCACGAGATCGACGTGCCGAACATGAAGCGCATCATCGGCGGCGTCGATCAGCTCGCCGAAATCCGCAAGGCCTGCGGGATGTAGGAGACGGACATGGAAACGATCACCCTGGACTATCCCGTTGAGCACAAGGGCCAGACCTACGCCGAGCTGCACATGCGCCGCCCCCGCGTGGGCGACATGGTCCTCGGCGACAAGCGCGGCGGCACCGATCTGGAGAAGGAACTGATCCTCTTCGCCACGCTGTGCGAGGTTCCGCCCGCCGTCCTCGAAGGGCTGGACATGAAGGACTATCGCAAGGTGCAGGAACGCTACACGGGTTTTTTGTCCTAGACGCCGACGACGCCCGGCGCGGCGTTCTGGCCCTCGCATCGCATACGGGCTGGAGCCGCGCCGAGATTCTGGGGCTGGCGGTCGATGAATTCGTGATGTGGCTTTCGCATCTGTCAAATAAACGGAGCATGTAGTGTCCAATCAAGGTGTTTCCGCCGATCAGGATGGGGTTGTCGCGCAGGGGCAGATGGTGCCAGTGGTGAAGATGGGCGTGGCGTGTCTCAAGGACATCCGCGTCGTCATGCCCGACATCGTCACCCGTTTGGATGGCCTGTTGGGGGCGGCTGGTGAAGCTGGAACGAACGAGCCCGCCCCGGTTTCGAAGCTCCACGGAGGTGGCGCTCCGGCGTCCGGCTCCGCAGGGGAGCGCAAGCCCGACAACGGCGGAGCACCTTTGGGAGGGCAGAGCGCCGAAAAGGGCGAACGGGTCGATGGAGCGCTGGCCGCTGCGGAACTGTATGCCGATGTTGTTGCACGGGTCTGTGCCGCCGTGACTGAATGGAATCAGCTCACGGTGCGCCAGAACGTCCTTGCGGGGGCGCTTGGCGTGTCCGCCGACGGGCTGGCGGCATGGGAAGGCGTTCTTGGCGACATGGGCATGCAGGCTTCGTCCGCGGGCAAGCTTATCGGTGCGCTTGGCAATGGCCTGAAGTCGGCAATGGAATCGGGAGGCGAGTCGCCCGCAGGTGAAAGCCTGCGGGCCCTCGGCCTCTCCGCAGAAAAACTTCGGGAGCTTTCTCCCGAGGAACAGTTTCAGGCGGTGGCCACCGCACTGAAGGACATGCCGGATGCCGCTGGCGCGACGGCTGCCGCCAATGAACTTTTGGGTGCGGATGGCGCGGCCTTCGTGGCGCAGCTTCGCAAGCGGCGGGAGGGCGTTGACGAACTGCTGGGGCGTCAGCGCCAGTTGAACATTTTGAGTGATGAGGGCCGCTCCGGTGCGGAAGCCTACGCCGGGGCATACAACCGGTTGAACACCGTCATCGGCGGTGCGGTGAGCGAATTTTCGGGACTTGTGGGCGGAGCTGTGGCTCCGCTCATGGACATGGGAACGGATTGCCTTGCCGCTGGGCTTGGTCAACTGCGTGACGGGTTCGCAAGCGTTGCCCAATCGGCGGCCATGGGGGATTGGGCTGGCATTGCCGTCGCCATTGCCGGTGTGGTCGCTGTGGTTTTCTCCGCGGTACTTGCCTTGGGCAAGCTGAAGCGGCTTGCGGCTTCAATTGTCGGCAAGGGGGGCGGCGGATTCGCCATTCCCGTACGAGTCGTCAATCTTGGAGGCGGTGCCATGAGCGGGGGCGAGTCCGGGGGCGGCGAATCGGATGGGAAAAAAGGTCGGCGCAAAAAAAAGAGGGCGCGTGTACCTAGAAGGGTGCGGAGGCCCAAGCGTGCGTTAGCCGGGGGACTTGTCGAAAATTTCCGGACCGTGGTTACGAAGCCCGCCGTTGTGGCGAAATCCATCATTGGCAAGGCTATGGACAAGGGGCGTGCGTTTGGTTCGGTATTCGGCAAGGGCGGGCTGAAAACTGCTGGCCGGGCCGTAGGCAAGGTGTTTCGCCCTGTGGGGATGGCACTTTCGGCCTTGGACATGGTCGATGCCGTACGCTCTGGCGACACCGCCAAGGTTGGGGGAAGCCTCGGAAGCATTGGCGGTTCGGCGGCCGGAGCCATGGCTGGTGCGGCCATAGGATCGGTCGTTCCCGTGATCGGTACCGCGCTTGGCGGGATAGTGGGCGGAATCCTGGGCGGCATGGGTGGCGAGTCCCTTGGTGAATTCCTGGGGGGCATGTTTGCTCCCAACAAAGACGGGCAGGCAGCCGCAGGCGAGGAAAAGGGTGCGCTTGCCGGCGCGTCGGAAGCGACTTCGGCTTCCGTCGTGGCCAAGGCGGCTCCTGTCGCCACGCCTGCCGCGTCGGGGGAAACCTCGGCAGCGGTTCCGGCGGTGGCTCCCGCTGCGTCGGTCGTGTCGCATACCGCGCCTGCGACGGCGAATGCCCAGCCTCTTCCTGGGAATGCGAGTGCCATGGAGGGGAGCGCTGGGGCCGTGCCCTGTGGCGGAGCCGCCGCGATGACCATGAACGTGGGCGGTATCACGATTGCCGCCGCACCGGGGATGTCTCCGGATGAGATCGCGGATGTCGTCATCCGCAAACTTCAGGCCCTGCGGCGAGACGGCGAACGCAGGTTCCTGCACGATAGGTAGCCATGACGAAGATAATGATGAAACTCGGGCGGTATTCGTTTTCCGTGGATACTGCGGCGTATGGGCGCTTCGAGCGTTCGGCCGCCTATCGCTGGGCGGCGCAGGAGCGCCACGGGCGCGAGGCCGCCTTGCAGTATCTTGGTCCGGGCGACGAGACGGTCTCCCTTTCCGGCGTGATTCATCCGCATTTCCGTGGTGGGCTGGGGCAGGTGGCGGACATGCGGCGTGAGGCCGGGCGCGGCACACCGCTGCTCCTTGTGGACGGGCGCGGGAATGTGCTGGGGCGTTGGGTCATTTTGAGCGTGGCCGAGACGCATGGCGTGCTGTTTAACGACGGCGTGCCGCGGACCGTGGAGTTCACCCTGAACCTGCGCTATTTCGGGAGGGTGTGATGATTCGCTACCGCACCAAGGATGGCGACATGCTGGACCTCATCTGTCAGCGGCACTACGGGCGCACGGCGGACGTGGTGGAGACCGTGCTCGACGCCAACCCCGGCCTTGCGGCCTTCGGACCGGTGCTGTCGGCGGGGCTGGTCATCGTATTGCCGGAGATTTCCGAGCCGCACGCGATCGAGGAGGGGGTGACCCTGTGGGATTAGATCCTGATCGGCACGCGCCGACATTTCGCATCGAAGCGGACGGCAAGGATATAACCAGAGTGCTGCGCGAGCGGCTGGTGTCCCTGTCCGTCATGGATGAGGCGGGGATGCAGTCCGACGCGTTGAGCCTTACGCTTGCCGACGTCGCGCCGCACATTCTGCTTCCGCCCACCGGGGCAGAATTGCGGGTGTGGCTGGGCTACGGGACGCGGGTGCAATTCATGGGGCTGTACGTGGTGGATGGCATCACCATCGGTGGGCCGCCGGATTCCATGAGCATCAAGGCGAACGGCGCACCATTCGAGAAGAGCGAGAACTTCAGCGAGTTGCAGACCCAGCGGACGCGTTCGTGGCTGCCGCAATCCGTAGGCGAACTAGTCAGGTGCATCGCCGCCGAACATGGACTCGTTGCGGCCATTGCCGACGCGCTTGACCGTGTCATGCTCTCGCATCTCGATCAGATCAACGAAAGTAGCATGAATCTGCTGACGCGCGTGGCTGCCGGGCTTGGCGCAGTGGCCAAGGCCAACGGTGGGGCGCTCGTCTTCGTCCGGAAGGGAGAGGGACTATCGGCCAGCGGGCAGGAACTGCCGACACTGCCGCTGACGCCGCGGGATGTGACGAATTGGTCCGTCAGCATTTCCGGGCGCGAGAATTATCGCAGTGTGGTGGCGACATGGCGGGACGTCGCCACCGCGCAGGATGTGGAGGAATGCGTGGGGGAGGGGGAGCCTGTCTTTCGCATCAGACATTCCCACCCTTCGCGGGAGGCCGCGCAGCAGGCTGCGCGTGCGAAGCTCGACTCGTTTTCCAGCGGTAAGCGGACGCTTTCCCTGACGCTTCCGGGCGACCCTGCCTTGCGTGCCGAATGCCGCGTGGAATTGAGCGGATTCCGCGATGGCGTGAACGGGACGTGGAGCATCGCTCGGGCCGAGCATCGGCTGGGCAGCGGGGGGTACGTGACCTCGCTGGATGCCGAGTGCGTGTGA